CCTCATTAGCTTGAATTGGGTCAAATGCCTTATCGACATTACCTTCATTAGCATTCTGCGGGGTATCCTGTACATTGTTAGTTTCCATGTTAACTCCTTTTTTTCGCTGCTTCTTTGCTGGAAGAAGGTGAGCTCATTTTTCCAATCGCTTCTGCGATTTCTTTTTTTATGCCAGCAAGCATATCGTCTAGTCGCTTTTCGTAAATAACATTAGCTGCTTGAGATTTGTTTTTAATCTTATCCAACTCTGTTTCAGTTTTACTAACAGCAACTCTCTTTCTTAGATTTACAGATTCTCTATCACGAGTTTGTAAATCTCCCTTGAGTTTCTTTATTTCCTCACCAGAGGCTTGAAGTTGCTGTTGAAGTTGCTGAATAGTATCAGTTCTCTCCATAACTCCTTCAATATCAAATACCTCTGTCTTCTTAAGAACTTCTTGTCTATCAATAAGCCCTTTAGAATAAGCATCCATATAAAACTCAAGCTCTGCGTATCTATTTGTAGGTAAGGTTGAACCTGCTACAACGATAACATCATATTTTCCTACTGTAATATCGTTAACAACAGTTGCTTCACCAGTTTTATCATCGTAAAGCCTCTTGTTCATAACATATTCACTCATAGAGTTATTAGGACTAACAAGTCTAATAATCTTTTGAGTATTATACAGTTGCTGCATTAAAGGTATGGCTACTTGTGCTACTCTAGTCAAACCAGCTTCAATGTCAGCTAATTTAGATTTAATCTTTCTTTGACCAAATTCATCAAGACTAATAGTAGCCTTGTATGTTTGTGGAGCTGCTTGTGTATTACCCATCATCATTTCATATAATCCTAACTGATGGTCAATATCATTCTTAGCAGTTATCTCGTTTTGGTATAATTCATTAGGAAGAGGTAGTGGTTGAACAGGCATAGGAGCTCCATTATCCATATCAACGGAAATAGCAACACCTGGCTGTGCCCACTTCTCTTCAAATTCTTTCATATCCACACTACCCTCGGGAACTAGAATCTTAACATTGGTAGCTGTAGTAGCATGTGCTACTATTAGCGACCTGGTCTTATTTATATATTCTTGCATATTCTTTACCATTCTAACATCTGATACTGGAAATGGTGTTCTAGTATGAATGTTAGCAAATGGTACTATTGGATAGTGCTCAATTGGTAACTCTCTTTCGTATAGTACCTTATCACCCATTATAACGCACATATGAACTCTTTTTACTTGAGTCTGCGCTACTTCAATAAGTCCATTCTTTATAAGAAAGTCTATATTTACCTCTTTAACATCTAACTTTGGAGGTTCGGGTAAGTCTTCTACTTTAATACCCTGATTTAAAGCTTCTTGTGCAATTATATCATATTGTTGTGCTAATTGCATTTCAAGTTGCTTAATAAGTTCTTTAGCTTGCTGCTCATCTAAAACAGGATTACCATTGATAAGCCAAGCTGGAGTTTGTACATAAGCATTAAACTCATCTGCTTCTAATAAATCTTCTTTACCAGAAAACTTTTCAAATATTCTGTACCTATTGACCATTTTCTTATAATATCTTTCATATCCTCTGATATACTCATCATTCTCACCCCATGGGTTAGAATATGTTTGAGTAGAGACATCTTCTGGGAATGATGCTATTCCATCGTCTTCCCTATCAGTTGTAGGTCTATCTGTATCAAATTCATCTTGAGATGCATTAGATATAGCCTTTTCATACATAGGATAAAGCTTTTTAGCTTGGTCACGAGTATATAATCTAGATACTATGATATTCTCTGCATCATCAAACATTCTATGTCTAGAGTTTGGGTCTACATATACATCGAGTGGGTCAATATCATGTATACATACTTCACCTTTACCCATATCCATCATAGGGTCTTGGTAAACATTGATATATCCCAATCCTTTAACATAGTAATCATCAACTACATTTCTTATAACACTCCTTCCATCAGATATATCGTACATATACGACAATAAAGCAGACATAACATTTGCTACTTTTCTATCTGAATCCTCTCTAGGTGAACACCTAAAGGAAGGTCTGTTAGCGGTTATCATAGATTTAGCTGCTTCTACAGCAGGGTGTATTCTATTGACTACAATAGCAGCTTGTCCTCTCGACTCGAGCACTCGTCTCTGTTCTGCAGTCCATTGTTTTCCCAAACGAAACTCATCGTCCTCTTGAGCATGTTTAGCCCATGTCTCTCGATTTAGGCTATACTTCTTAAAGAGGTCTCTTGTTTCTTCGGCTTTATCTTTTTTGTTATTTTGGTCGTAGGCCATCGAAGTAATTTAGTTGTTATTGTATCATCCAGTCAAGTACTTTTTTTGTAATACTATCTTTTTGTTTCTTTTCAGGGTCAAAACTTTTCTTTCTACAAGGCTTTGCTCCTACTAAAGCCGTCCATATACTATCCATTACATCATCGTGCTTTCCTTTTGGATAAGAAAGGAACTCTTGCTGTGGTATCATGTCTTCAGGTCTAAAGAAGAACTGATGCTTTGCAAACATAGGAACTAATGATAATAATCTTTCACTCTTTCTATTCCTAGGTTTAACACCTTTCTCTAGTCCTGGTATATATAAGTTATCTTTTAACATTAGCTCTTTAGTAGCAGTACGTAATGCTTCTTGATAACCTACTGTTTCAATTTTCATTCTTCTGGGTCTAAATTTCTTAAACGTTTCAATAATGACATCAGGTTGCTCTGCAGGCGAGATACGCTTTCTATAACAATCCAAGATGTACTTATTGTTATCACTGTCAATCCCGATAGTAGTAATAACGAAAAAGTCCGCATGAGACGCCAGAGAACTAGCGGGGTCAACACCACTATAGACTTCAATAGGTATAACTTTTCTTTCACTTTCTACCTCTCTTACCAGACAATTCTGGCCGTTAATTCTCTCAAAATCGTAATGATGCAATTGTATCCAATCAGGTTTGAATGGTGCATTATCAGGAGATTGAGCTATATTCATGTATTCTTGATAGAATCCATTTAGATTCCCTACTGCTTCAAACTCTGACTTAATCTGCAATATTCTTTCTCTAGGGAATCGTTCAGGCCATATACTCTTTTCTTCTTCATCCCATATGCTATACCACAAGCATTTCCAAGATGAGGACTCTTTAGCCCAGTATAAAAAGCAATCTTCAGAGATTACCGTTCCAATCATAGCTATTTTACCTTCATCAGATAATGATGGTATAACAGCCTCAGTAACCCATTTCCTATTTTTAGCTCTAGCCTCTGGTGTATAAGCATTTAACTCTGATTCAAAGTCATCTACTATAATTAAGTTAGGACGGGTATCCCCTTCTAGGAATCCCCTAACTCTTTGACCAGTACCAACTGCTACCATACGAGTACCATTAGCAAGGACAATATCAGTATTAGTCCATCTAGATGCTGTTGCTGGTCCCATATCTCCAAATAAAGCCTTGAACTTATCGCTATTTATCAAGTGATACTTTATTCTAGATAAGAAGTTAATAGACTGAGCCTGTGACTCAGAGATGATAACAATAAACAACCCTTCATCAGATGCTTTAAAAGCAGTCCTGTATAAAGGGTAAATGAGAGTAGTAACAGTACTCTTAGCCGTTCCTCTAGGGGCAGCTATTAAAACTCTCTTGTCGTCATCGTTTCGAAGGGCCCCATATATATTTATATGGAACGGAGGGGTTGCTTTACGGAGGGCGGTAGGGAAGCAGATTCTTCCAAACAGTGCCATGTTATCCTTTAGCTTTTTTAAGGATTGTTTCTTAGCGTAAAGCTCTTCGTAGTCCATTAATCCTTTGTGGATTCAGTTGTTCTTTGTGCTAGTAAGGTTTTTTCTTCCTTTACAATATCATCAATAAGCTCAGTAGCACTATGTGCCTCTAGCTTATCAGTAGTCTTAACGAGGTGCTTCTCCTTCATACCATGCATATCCTGCAAATTTTCTATACCTCTCATAAGATTCGTAACATCTTTCTTTGATTTTGCTAATTGTATAGTCTCTTCTAAGAGATGAAGGGTGTAATCCTCTGTCATTCCATGCTCACTAAGCAATTTAACTAATTCTTCTCTAACCATACCTCTAAATACCTCCGTTTTCATGGTTCTTTTCCACTTTCTCTTCTGTGAACCGCTAACTTCACCCATAGCCCATTCAATTGCTATGTCATAATCAGGATTAATAGCAAACATAGTTGCTAAGTTCTTCATTTTATCCTGTTTAGACTGAACTTCTATGTATTTCTTCCCAGACATAGTGTTATTAGCCTTTCTTCCCTGTACTTTAAGTGGTCTTGTCTTGTTATTGGGGTTATAGAACGTATATCCCCAAGGAAATCTTATATAAATATTCTTTCTACCGTCATTTGCTTTATAAATTCGTCTAGATATAACCTTTGATACGTACTCATCGTCTGATATTCCATATTCCCCTTTATCGGCATCCTGCCATTTTTTATAAGCAATACCCTCATCATCAGCTTCCTGCTTATTATAGATAGTATAAGTAGTCAGACCAATGTCTTTATGATTAATATTGATGGTGTACATTAATTATTTTAAATAATCCAGGTAAGCAGAGCCTTTTGTTTTAGCACCTGCTAGATATTTAGCACCTGCAAATATAGCACTTCCTAAATCACTCATTAACAATGACTCTAAGTCCTTATTTGAGATATTA